GTTAGATTGGTTAATTACTAAACAACCAGAAGGTAGTTTGTTTGGAGGTAAAACAAAAATTATCCTTCCTTACTATGATCCCAATGTTAGTTATGTTTCTTTAACTAATGCTTCTTGGGGTTCAGAGCAATATAAGGTTATTGCTGTAGCTTCTGGAGATATCTCTTATAATGCTTCCACTAATAATACAGAAATCTTTATTACTGGTGATTATAGGGCATATCCTGTTTCTATTGGACGAACATATCAAATGAATGTTGAATTGTCTCAGCAAGTCTATAGATCAGCTCAAGATCCTAATTCAGTTTATGAAGGCGTACTTAACCTTAAGAAGATAACTACTAGACACTTGTATTCAGGTTCATATGATTTAGTTGTTGAGCGTCGGGGTCGTTTAGATAATCCTGTTACATTCTATCCACTAGATACCAACAGCATTATAGATACTTTAGCTCAACTTAGGATAGATAGGGTTGGGGAACATTTGGTAAAGATCCTCAGTTACTCTGAGAATTGTAAAATCTTTATCAGATCATCTTATCCAACCCCGTGTAATATATCAAATATAGAGATTGTTGGTAACTTTAGATCTCTAAATACCAGCATTGAATAAGGAGAAAGCATGCCTTGTTATGATTATTTAACTACGAATTCTTCGTTATTTACAAATACAGAAGTAACTTTGCCTATTAGTGGCACTACTTATTCCTATAATTCTTTATATTGGATTTGTAATTATTCAGTTTCAACTCAGTTAAAAGTATTTAAGAAGAGCTCTACAACAAGTAATACTGTTCAGTTGATTTTAAATACAGACTTTACTATTAATGAAACTAATGCTACTATTAATATTACAGCATCTTTAGTTGGTTTTGATCAGATTGTGCTACAAAGATCTACCCTTAGTGATCGCATGATTACTAATTTTTCAGAAGGCGCTAAACTTACCGCTAAAGATCTTAATGATTGTTTCTATCAGTTGTTATTTGTAACTCAAGAAAAAGACTTTACTAACTCAACCGTTAATGTTAATTACTCTTTAGCAACCGCAGTTAGTGCGTGGGTAAATGGAACTTCATATACAATTGGTAGTATTGTTTCATATAACAATAAAATTTATAAATGTATCCAAGCCACCAGTAGCATTGATCCAACTAATGTTTCATTCTGGACAATGATTAATCCAACACTTAATGGATTTTATATTACAGGAACTAACTCTAGTTTAGAGTTTGACTTTAGTAATTTACAAGCTGGACATGCTATTATTTGGAATGGAACTAAGTTTGTATCTAATGCCTTTAGTGGTTCTATTTCAAATCTATCAGATGTCGATACAACTCCCGTAGCTAATAAAGATATCTTAGTATATGATACTTCTAATGGTAATAAATGGACTGCAAAAAGTCCAACAGTTGATATTACCCAAGCACAACTTCTTTTTGCAGATAGAACATTCTATCCTCCAACAAACCTTTCATGGTACAACGGAACTGGACTTAATGTTTCTTCAGTAACACAACTTGGTGGATTTAAAAATAACTCTAATCAATGGGTAGTTACAGATCCTCCTACAGTTTATCATATTATTAAGAAAATTCTACCAGCTGAAGAAGATCCAGTTACTTATTTTACCAATGTAACCAATAGTCTTGAAGATGTTTCAGATCGTTTGTCAAATCCAATTAAGATTAAACTAGAATGGAATTTAAATCAAGGTAGAATTAATACCGCAAAATCAGATGGTTTTGATAATCTTGGCAATTATAAATCAATGTATTGGAATAAACCCAATGAATTATACAGTGCATCTGGTTATAATTTAACAGGTCCTTTGCCACTTGTATTTCATGGAGTACAATCTGTAGATTCTCCAGTTACTAAAGTATATACAAGTCCTTATTTCAATAGAACAACTGTCTCAGCAAGTGAAACATCCTATACATCAAAACTATATGGTTATGGTATTGCAGCTTTCTATCTTAGTGTACCAGAGTGTTATACAACAACACTTAAGATGCCTATATTTAGTTTAACATCTGGAGAAGAACAACTATTTTATTTACCAGTGGCGTCTGGATCAAACCTTGATACTACTGGGATTAGTAATGCATTTAATTCAATCTCAGCTGAAGGTGGTACATTTAATAACGGTAATGTAAATTTTAAAGATTTTTATCTTTTACATCTCCGTGATATGTGTTTTGCTGGAGTAAGACAACCAGGTAGTTATAGTGTAAGCGCTAGTCCACAACAACGAGATAAAATTGCTCGATTAATGAAAAATTACTTTATAGCTGCGGATTATGATTTTAGTTATATTGGAGATACTTTAACTAACACTATAAATTATAAACGACTTGAAACAGCAGAATCAGCTATTAGTTGTATGTGGAAAATTCCTGCTACAATTATTTACTATAATAAACAATCTTTAGCAATGGCATCAACAGCTGAAGGTTCAATTAATACAAGTAATAGTTTTACCAATGAAAAACCAACTGTAAGATTTCAGGGTTGGAATCGTTTACAAAAAACAGAAAATTTAGATAGTACAACTAGTAATAGATGGGAAGGTGTTTATGCCAAAGCAGATAAACTATGGACTGCTTGGCAACAACGATGGCTTACAGAAAATACTAATACCTATGATTATCGTTTTAATGAAGCAGATATTGATTGGTTCACCAGTAATGTTGGAGTCGTAGACACAAGTACATTAAATCCACATTTAGATTTGTACAGACAAAGTTATGATTATCCTAGTTATACAGCTAATACTTATATTAGTGGTTACACAGCTATTTCTGCTGGTAGTGTTGTTCCATGGGCTTTTAGGCCAAATGATATACACGCAGGAGGTGGACTTCCTGATAATGCTGGATATACTGGTGTTTACCAAAGTTTTGTAGATCAGAATGCTATATTTTCTAATGCTCATAACTTTGTTCCTAATCCCGAAGATGAATATGTTTTTAGAGTTGTAGCTAAGAAAGGTGTTATTAGTAATTATTTTATTGATGCACTTAGAGATAAACTTAAATCATCAATTATCTTGGAATATGGTTTAACCGACAATGCAAATTATCAATCTAAGAATAGTGTAACTACTAATACAAGTATTTATAAAAATCAATACAGTCAACTAGAAGCATCTAGTGCCAGAGTTTGGTCTAAAACAGATTTATCAAAGTTAAAAGTATATATTAAGAATGAATCAGTTGAAACTTATGCAGGTGATACTCGTTATGTAATTACCTTAGCAATTCGTGTGCCACGTTTAAAATCTTTAGGATATTCTAAAGTTTATAGAAAGTTTTCTGATGCAGAAACAGGACATCCACAAAGAGACAGTAATGCTGATGATACCGAAATTGACTCAGGCCCTTGGGGTTTTACATTAGGTCCTATTACTGGAGCTGCAACTCCAGTGTTATTCGGTACAGTAGCAAATAATAAAAATATTTATACTTATGATGCAATGGGAATTTATACTATGTATAATGAAGTTGGTATTGGTTCTAGAGCTTATGGTATTGCAAATCGTGTCGAGTGTGCTGTAAAGTTTACAAACCTAGGTATTCCTAGTAATCTTTGGATTCGTTTATCTGTTTTAAATACAGATGGAACTTTAGCTTTAATTAATAGTGGTGGATTTAATTCTTTAGCAACTCAAGAATAAGGAGAAACTAATGGAGGAAAAGAATCGTAATAGTCCAACAGTTGTACTTCAATGGTTTCAACTTATTGTATTAGCTATTGGTGTTGGTGGATTTTTTATTGATATCGGAAAAAGAAGTCAATTAATTGATAAAACTGATAAAGATTTAGCTGAGTTAAAGATTATTGTTCAAGATTTGGTTAAAGCCCAGATTCAAGTTTCATCTAATGATGCTCGTCACGGTGCAATGCTAGATGATTTAAAACAAAGAGTTATAGAATTGGAGAAACGTAAATGAAGTATTTTTTACTGTTAATATTATTTACCCTAGCAAGTTGCAAATCTCCAACTAAAACTATTGCAGAAAATGCAAATGTAGTTCAAGAGTCTGCACAGTCAAGTAAGGAACGCTTCCAAAAAATTGAAGAAGCCACTAAAACCGAGCTTATTGATGTAGAGTCAATCCAGTCTGAATCTCAAGCTGGAGTTCAAGAACAAGAAGTAATTATTAATCTAACTAAGTCTACTTTAGTTGCGTTAACTAAAGTAGAAGACGAAGTACCTTGGTGGGCAAGTTTATTAACTTATATTATGATTACCCTTAGTCTTATATCTATAGTATTCTTACTATGGTACACAGGTTTAGGTAATTTATTAAAAGGTATATTTTACTCACTAGGTTTATTTATTCCTAAGGCTAAACTAGAGCAAGCTGATATAGCACGAAAAGCTTTAGCACAGGATAATCCTGTTACAGCACGGGAAATGGTAGCTGCACTCAGGGCATCTGATCCTGCCTTTGATGCAGCATTCAAGAAAACAAAGGAGACAAAAAATGACAACAGTATTAGCTAGTTTTGAATCGTTCCTCGGTAGTGTTTGGTTTGCTGGTATGCTTGCAGTAGTTGGTTATATTGTAGGCCATATCTTCCCAATCTCAAAGATTGCTGAGTTATTTGGTAAGAAGCCATGAAAGAAAAGTTAAATCAATTACAAGATCTTCTTTTAGATTGTTTGGTTAATGATTTACAAGATCCAGATCGACGTACACCAGGTTTATATACCGTTATTAGAGGCATCCTCAGTGATCACAAGGATCAAGTAAACAAGATCCCAAGTGAGTCTATAGAAGCCGTAGAGCAAGCTATTAAAGATGCTGCTCCATTTAAGATTAAGAAAGCAGCTTATTAATATGAAGATTACTTTTGCTAGTGTATTGTTTATTTCATCAGCCGCATGTGCTGAAGTTATTGTTGCTAATAATCCAGTTGTAGATACAGTTGGATTTTACTCAGATGCTTTTGATTCCAAAGGATCATATACTTATGCTCAAAGTGGAGCACAAGGTTTTGATCTTGAAGAAGCATATTCAACTTCATCTATTCGTTGGTGGGGTTCCATGAATGGTTTTAATGATCAAGGTTTAACCAATATTGATTGTTTCCAAATCATTGTGTGGAATACAGACTTTGAAACTCACGTAACAAACCAAAAGATTGATCTTTCAGGTATTACTGTTACTGCAACTGGTGATTATAATTTTTTTGGTCAACCAGTCTATGAGTTTTACGTTCCGTTTACATTCCAAGTTGCAGCAGGAAGTTACTTTATGAATATTGGTGCTCAACTTAATGATGCTATGGGTGATCAGTTTGTTTGGTCGCAAGGCCAAAATGTAAATCAGTTTTGGTTTACAGACGAAAATGCACAAAACAAGTGGGGTGATTGGCGCCCACTTCCTACCTTCATCGGCAATACCGCTGGTGGTGCATTTCAATTGAATGCTCCAACCCCAGGTGCTATTGCTTTGGTTGGTATGGCTGGTTTAATTAGTCGTCGTAGACGATAAGGAGATTGGATGAAGATTCCTCAAGAAGTATTAGATGATTTTAGAAACCATTTGTATTTTTGTTTTAAGCATCTTGGTCTTGGGGAACCTACCAAAATCCAATACGAAATTGCACGAGAGATTCAAGAAGGTGCCAATGACTGTATCCTGACGGCAGGACGCGGTACTGGTAAGTCTACTATTACAGCTTGTTTAGCAAGTTGGGAGTGGCTTAAGGACCCAAACCTCACCTTCTTGGTTCTTTCTAATACTCAAGGCAAAGCTATAGATTTTGTCTCACAGGCTAGAAAGATCTTATCGGTAGTTCCGTATTGTCAATTCATGATCCCACGGGATCAGGATAAAGATAACGCACTTGGTTTTAACTTAGCGGTTAGAACTAAGTTTACACAAGATCTAAACTGTGCTGCCAGAGGTATCACAGGACAGATCACAGGTCTACACGCAGACCGTGTAGTACTTGACGATATTGAGGTTTCGGGTAAAAATGAAACCCCAGTAGGTAAAGAAACATTACTTAAGAAACTAGCAGAATTAGAGTCTATTAGAAATAAAGGTTCAAGAGTTATCTTCCTAGGTACTCCCCATTATCAGGACTCTGTTTATAATGTTCTTAAAGAATCCTACCCTATGATTAAGTATCCAGCCGAGATGCCAGACATCTCCGTACCCCATGAGGTCGAGGATGTGGCTCCTTGGGTCCTAGGATTGGATATAAAGCCAGGGGACGCTACACAGCCAGAGAGATTCGACCGAGAGGAGCTTGCCTCCAGATCGGCTAAAATCGGCCCTAGTCACTATGCTTTACAATACAAGCTTATTACCAGCTTAGCGGACCAAGATAGATATCCTCTTAAGTTACGGGACCTAGTGGTATTAGATGTAGATCCAGAGGTAGGTCCAGATAAAATTGTATGGCAAGGTCAGAACCCAATGCCAGGAATTCCTGTGTTTGGAATCGCAGGAGATATAGTTCCAGTTCCTATGCATGTGTCTAATAACTACCTTAAGTATCAACACATGCATCTCTGTATTGACCCAAGTGGACGAGGTACAGATGAAACAGGACTTTGTGTAGCGTCTGTCCTAAGTGGAACTATTTTTATACACGAACTACTAGGCATCAGTGGTGGCTATGATGATGGAACTTTAATGAAAATTGCCAAATTAGTTAATGAATATCAGATTCCCCTAGTTAGGGTAGAGTCTAACTTTGGTGATGGTTTGTTTACTAAAGTACTTACACCATTCCTAATCCAACACTGTGGTAGGGTTGGTATAGAAGAGTATAGAGTTACAGGTCAAAAAGAATTAAGAATTATATCTACTCTTGAGCCTGTAATGGCAATGCATAGATTGGTTATATCTAGAAAAGCAATTAAAGATCAAAACAATCAAATGCAAATTACAAGACTACACAGGGGCCGAGGAGCCTTAAAGCATGATGATCGGGTGGATGTATTATCTGCTGCTGTGGAGTTTTATAAATCGCATATGTCTTTAGATACAAGCAAGGCATCCGAAGATATTAAACAAAAAGAATGGGAAAAAAGAGTTAAAGACTGGGCTAATAATTTTAGAGCCAGTGATTATGTTCCTTGCTCTGGAGCAACCCGAGTGGTTGCAACAAATCAAAAAAAGAAATCAAAAAACTCTAATAAACAATGGGGTTGGTAAGGAGATAACACATGGACCCAATGACCGTCATAGCCCTCGGTGGTGCAATTGCTGGGGGCGCAAGTTCAATTTTTGGAGGAATGGCTCAAGGAGCCGCTGCTCGTTTACGGAATCAACAAGCAACACAACGGTGGATTCAAGAAAATACTCAACGTACTTTTGCAAATGCCCGTGAACAGTTTATGTCTACCTATAACTTTGCTCAACAAGCTAAAAGAAATGCAGCTATTGCTGAGTCTGCCTATGCAACACAATATGAAGCTACACAAAACCTAAAACAAATTGAGAGTTTTCAGCATCGTCAACTCGCAAGACAAAAGGCTCAAACATCAGCT